ATGTCTGATTATGCTAAGACGAAAATTCAACCAGACCCAGCATTATCATTAGAAGTTACGACTTATTCGAGCTTCAAGCCGGTTGCTGGTGACATGATTCATATCATGGTTAAAGAACAATCAATCTGTACTAATGAAGCAGTAGTTGGCTTTAACTGGTATCCATATAGTGCTACCAATCCAACTTCTGTCACGCTCAATAGTAATTCACAGAACATTTTAGATTATCAACATTCTCGACAAGTTGCTTTAACAAATGCGATAAATGACATTCGCCAAGGAGCACAAACAAGTGATGAAAGTGTTGATCGAAAGAATCAAATTGGTGGCGATAAGGAACTCTTTACCTGGCTGAAAGAATATGCGGGGTGATATTTTATGAATATTTGGGATTGGATTGATTATCTAGCGCGTGGGTTAAAAAAGGCTGCTGATCAATCGCAAAAGAATTACCAACAAGTTCATGCTTATATTGATGGTCATGATAAGGAAACACTGAATCAAATGAAAGAAATTGTTTATGATTCTGTTAAATTGAAATCCCCCGATGGCACAATCTATAAAATTACCATTGATAATAGCGGAGTTATTATCAAAAGAAAGGTTGGTGATTAGATGAGATTAAAAAAAGATTTTAATGGATCTGACAGAGAAACCAGAGCCACCCTAAAAAGCAACTTTCAGATAATAGAAGATTATTTTAACAATGAACTCAATTCTTATAACAACCGAATTAGTAAGCTTGAACAAACTAGCGCCACTCATGATGAAGTTAGGCAAGTAAGCCAAGAATGGAACAAGCGAACTTCCCATATTGCACGTGGTACTGATATTGCAACAACCAAAGCAGTGGTTGAACAAATTCTACAAGAGAAAGGACTGATTTAATTGTCACAAACATTAACCTATGTTATGGGTGCTGACAATCGTGCGTTAGTTGATAACGTGCAGGACTTCCACATCGATTGGAACGAACAGCGCAATGACAACTGGATTACTGCTCGTCAATGGGAAGACGGAATGCGTCAGGTTTTCGTCAACATCAAAAATCAAGATGGTACACCGTTCGACTTAACCGGTTGTAACGTTTGGTTTGAAGGATTCTTACCTAAGAGTGCAAAGGGCGATTTTAGAATTATTGATGATGAAGGATATGTACCAATCGATGAATCAGCTGGTCGATTCCGCTTTGATATGCCCAAGCAAGCATTCCCATTGGCTGGATCATATCGACAAGCGTTTTTTCGTATCCTAAAAAATGGTAATTCTGTTACTACACTTGAATTTGACCTTAAAGTATTAGCAGATAAAGTTATTACTGGTTTAGTTCCTCGTGACTGGATCTCACCCTTCGAACGCATTGTTGATGAACTTATGCAATCATTCAAAGATCACACTGCCCAAGCTGACAAGGTGCTTAATGATTTCCAAAACAAAGTAACGGATCTAATTAACGAATTAAACCGACAAGGCTCTGCTGCTACCTCAATGCTTAATGGTATTCAGAATCGCATTGCAGAGCTGGAAGATAAGATTAAGCGTGACGATCTTGTTACAAAACCTCAATTAGACGAGTTTGAAAAACATATTAATGAGCTAATTGAGAATAATAGTGCAAGTAGTGCATATAACACAGTTGCCGATATGCAACATGATAACAAACTTAAAGTCGGCAACATGGCTCATACATTTGGCTACTACGGGCCTAACGATGGTGGGGGAGCAGATTATCGAATTTTAGATCACCCTGATGGTTTTAGCATTGAGCTTGATAATCATCTATGGGCTCAACAGATCAATTACACTGATAATAACTATTATGATGAGATTAGCTATAGCATTGATCGGGATCATCGTTACCATACAACTTGTTATACGATCACAATTCCTAAGCAAGATTATTTTGGCGAAATGATTATGCCAGAAATGAATTATCACCCTGAATGGATTTCGCCAAATGCATGGGCACGGCAATACCACTCAACTGTTACGCTAAATGGCGACGCTTCAATCCGGATCGGACCAGGTGAGACGTATATGAACGGTAATATTATTTCTGGTGGGAAAATTATTCATGAGGCTGATCCTTCTAAGACCTATCCAGATCGAATGAAGAGTCTTGCAATTATGGCTGATCGCTCTATTCGAGAATATCAAGCTGGAACGTCTGCTCAACAAATGCTGAATGACGGAGCACAGGTAGCATTTACTGTTTATTATCCATTGGTAAAGAATGGCCAAAAAACTGGCTATGCTAATACTGATAATGATACAACCGATAATCTACGAGCGGGTGGTCGTGTCACTGATCACTACCCAGCACTTGGAATTGGTGAAAAGTCTGATGGAACTTGGATTGTAATTGGTTGTGACGGTCGAAGTATTGATGAAGATGGATTAATGGCTGATGAACTAGCCCAAAAGTTTGTTGAAGCTGGCTGTGTGAACGCTTGGCGTATGGACGGTGGTGGTTCTGAATCCATCAATTATCGTGGGGCAAAGCTTAACCGGAACTATGATGACAATGGATTCACAGACCGTAAGCTTCAATTCACTTTTGATATTCGGAAACCGACTGCTGCTGATAACAGTAACTCATATGCTACCGCTGCTGCAGGCGAACAGAAGTTAAACTTATTCCGGCAAATTATGTATCCAGTGAATACATTCTTGATGTCTAGTTTTGCTATCCTTGGTAATACAAAAGTTAACAATGCTGATGAATTAGAGAATTTCGTTAATGAAGTTGCTTATCGACTCAACGAATCCCAGATGGCACAAGGAGCACATTTAACTGGTATTTTGACAATTCCGTTTACTAACTCAGCAATTGCTCAAGCGCTTGGTTATCCTAATCTTAGTGGTGACTTCCAGTGGGATTATACATGTACTGCTGGTAACCACAATACTGGAATGTTTACAGTTAAAGGTGTTAATGATCATCAATTCCAAGCATTCCGGCAATTTACGAAGCTGAAAGAACCACATTGGTCTAAATGGTATGCTATGAATCAAACTACAGAAGTCAGTGGAGCTAATCCAGGTGGCAATATTACCGACTTCTGGATTCAACGAATCAATAATACTGTTGAGTTCCAATGTAAGATTCATGCTGATAGTAATACCTGGAAGACTTACATTACCGGTTTGCCATTACCATTAAAAGATGGTTTATCTATTCCAGTTTGGGGTGAAAGTCAAGGCAGAATTGGCTTCGTTAACCTTGACAAGGGTGGCAAGTTGAATATGCGTTCAGACACTAATGATACGTACAACTTCCATTACACCTACTTGGCTAAGAGCACCGATTACGATATTCCATACTAAATAAGACATAGTCGCCAGCGAAATAAACAATACATAAATAAGCGTACGAAAGCATTGAAATTTAAACGCAATCGTACGCTTTTTCTATGGGCGGCCTTATTTTGATATAATCAATTCAAAAACGAGGGGTTATATCGTGATAGTAATGCAAGCAAGCCAGAATAGTTTATCAATGATTAATAGCGGCTTAACAGCTGCTATTATTTCGGGGATTGTTGCTTTTATTGGTTATATCATTAACGCCGTTATGCAAAGCAGAAATAACAGCAAGTTGCTAACTAAACAAGAGGAGATTGCCAAAATGCAAAATGACGAAAAATTGTTTTACGAAAAACAAATTGAGTGGGCTAACGAAACTCGTAAGTTAATCGCTAAGTTTGTTACTGATTGTATTGAGCTTAATCGCTATATCAAAATTGCTCATAACTTAGGCGAAGAGACTTATAAGGGTAAAGAACTTCAAAAGTATGTAGAAAAAGCGGACAAGATGTCCGAAAGAGTAGAGGAATTAACCCTTAATCTGCAAGAGGAAACGACATTAATCCGCCTCTACCTCTTCCATGAGAAAGACAACTATGAAGCGATGGTTCGCAACAAGATGTTGGCCGTTGAACAATACTTCTCTAAAGGGCAAGCAATTCCCGACTCTGAGTTAAATTTGTTTGTGGATGTTGCTAGACAGATGTTTAATCATCAAATGGAAGAATTAAGAACGAAAACAGCATAGAAAAGGAGCGTCCGATTGGGGCGCTTTTATTTTGCATTTTTGTAGGGGGTGAATTAATGCCGCATGGTGTATTTGGCTTAGGTTGGGGCGAAGCTGCTTCGTTAGGAACGCTAATTGTTGTCATCTTAAATTACTTAAAGACAAGCCTATCTAATACCGCTCACGAAGCTAATCGCAAAGATATGGAAGACCTAAAAGATAAGCTAACTGACTTCAAAGTCAATGTAAACGAACTAACTCAATTATTAAAACAAGTTAATAATGATCTGGGGAATTTAACTAAGCGAGTTAATCATCACAGTGCAGAAATTGACGAGTTAAAGATAGATGTTGCCCAAATCAAAGAAAGGATTGGTATGAATGATGAAAACCATAAATGAAATTTGGAACTACTTACTTTCTACTGGTACTTTTGGTGTAATTGTCGCTTTTGCATGGATGTATGTTCGCCCGGTGCTAGAACAGAAGAAGCTTCACGCCAAGACTCTGCAAGAAAAAGAAATGCTTGATGTTACTGAAAAACTAGCTGACCAAGCGGTTACTAGTCTGGCAGGCAACAACGATATTACCGGTCACGAGAAGTTTAAGATTGCCACCGGATTGGTTGCTAACACGTTAGCTGACAAGGGCTTCAAGGTTGATGACAAGGTTGTCAATCATGTTGTTCAATCAGCATACGAAAAGAGCGACCTGACACCGACGGTAAACCCTGATACAAAGCCTCAAACGGGAGTGGTGGTACACAATGACTAATCGTGCATACGTCCTCGATGTCTCGGCTTTCCAGCCACAAGCAACCTACTATAGCTTCTGGGCTAAGTGGAGAGCACGGGGCGTAAGAGGAGCAATTGTCAAGCTGACAGAAAGTACCTCGTGGCGCAATGTCTATGGTGATGGGCAGATTGCCGCTGCTAAGCATGAAGGCATGAAGGTAAGCGGATATCACTTTTCCCGTTTTCGTGGCAACGGTGCTCAGGCAAGGGCAGAAGCTAACTTCGCAATTGCTAACGCTAACGCAATGGGACTTGACCACGGTGTGCCTCTTGTGCTGGACTACGAAGAACGACTAGGGTATCAATCTTCAAACACTTTAGCGGCAATCGTCTTCTGTAACGCTGTAAAGGCGGCAGGATTTGTTCCTTGCTTCTACTCGTATTCAGGTATGAAGAACCTGTGGGACTTTGAAGCAATTCATCGCGCAACCGGCGCTTATCTCTGGATTGCTGCTTATCCGGTTCGCGGAGGCGTTACAGCACCGCTATACAACTACTTCCCTGGGATTAGCAACTTCATCTGTGCTTGGCAATTCACTGACGACTTCTTCGGTGAAGGTATTGATGCTTCGGTAGATTTGACAGGAGAGTTCACTAATATGACACAAGAAAAGATTACAAGTGGTGGCAACTTAGATGTCGTTGCTTTTGATAACGACACAAGCTTTAAGGTAAGTGGCTGGTTTGGTAGTGATAAGGCACAAGGCAAAGGCTATACCTATATCATCTTAACTGATGAAAAGGGTAAAGAATTAACTCGTCAACAGGTTAATGTGACTGCTCGACCAGACGTTGCAAAAGCTTATCCAGATATTCCAAACGCTACTAATTCAGGCTTTAGCGCTGAATTTAAGTACACGGGTGACATGGCTGGTAAGAAGCTTAATGTTATTTTCCGTTATACCGATGATTCGGCAGGTAATGGCAATTTTGTAGACTATACAAACATTATTGACTTTACCAAGAGCCAAGCTTACTTAGACCATATTAATACCGTTGTCTTTACTAATAAGTTACGAGTAAGCGGTTGGTTTGCTTCTGATTTATCTGTTGGCTTAGCAAAACATTTCTTAGTCTTATATGATGTTGACGCTAAAAAAGAACTACAACGGATTAAAGTTGATCCCGTTCAACGCCCAGATGTTAAGCAAACTAATAGTGACATTTACAATGCTGTTCAATCTGGATTTAATGGCGAGTTCAATTACGATGCTAGTTTAGTCGGACGTAAGCTTCAGATCATCGCTCGTTACTCTGATGATGATAGTGGAGAAGGTCACCGTGTTGATTACTGGTTTGACCCATTTAATGGACCGGCAATGCCAGTAGTTGATGGCAAGACAGAAACCAGTGTATTGGTCCATTCATTCAGCGCTGAAAGTAAAGGCGATAAGACACAGCTCACATTCAAGTAAAGAGGTGAGATTATGCAGGTTAATGAAAAGTATAGTATCTACGTTCGAGGAGGGACGTTCAAGCGTGGCGATACCATGCGTCATATCGTCATCTCTTTTCAAGATGAGCAAGGCTGTTGGGTAACACCTAATCCCGACCACACCTTTGTGGCTAAGGTTGCTAACTCGACCGGTTATATCGGTGATTATCCGGTCACGGTGGTCGATTCAGACTTTATTATTTCAACTAAAGTATTTGCCAAACTCCCAGATGATAAGTATGAGCTTGAAATTTGGGAAATTTGGCCTAGGGAGAATAACGAAGATCCCGATATGACGATTTACCCGACCCCCGAAACGGTTGCTAAGTTCACAATTGAAGCCAACGTCACTGACAAGGCGGGGGAGGTTATCAAGAAGATTGGGTTTCAAGACGTTGTAAATGCAGCAGTTGAAAACGCAGGATTGAACCTACAAGTTGGTAATATTAACGAATTAGACGTTGGAGAAAAACCAACTGTGACCCAACAGTATAAAGATGGTAAGAATATCCTGTCTTTTAGCTTCCCTAAGCCTCGTGCCGCTACTGTAACGATTGACAAAGTAAATACCGTTGCGCCTGACCAACCGGCTAGTGTTACCAACGTTGGTACGACCACTGACGCTAAACTAGTGCTGAATATCCCCCAAGGTGTTCAAGGAGTACAGGGATTTCGCGGTCCTACTGGGAAGAATTTTGAAATCAAGCGAACCTTTAAGTCAGTTCAAGAAATGAATGATAGTAAAGGTTCTGGGTTTGAAGATGGTGACTTAACTGTAATTGCTTCTTCTGTTGATGACCCAGATAATGCGAAATTGTATATTTGGGATGGCACTAACTTCAAGTACATTGCGGATCTCTCTGGTGCGCAAGGTATCAAAGGTGATATGGGACCAGCACCTGCTTTAAGTGTTGAGAGCGTAACTAAATTGCCAGCGGGCTCACAGCCTACTGTCACTTATAAGAAGGTAGACGGCGGTTATAACGTTGCTTATGCGCTTCCACAAGGCGCTGATGGAGCTACGTGGCAACCGTATATCAACAAGGACGATGGTCACTGGCACATCAAGCTAACTCAGGGCTTACCAGCGGTTACGGGTGATGACATTAAACGGCTTCAAGACTTTATTTCTGATCAATTAAAAACGGCAAGTGGTAAGGAGGGTGTATAG